TCCTCATACCAGGTAGAGGCTCCATCGTCGAAGATGGGAAAGTCCTTCCAACACTCAAGAAGGACTTTCGGCCAGACAAAGGCCCACCTATAACCTGCCCAAGAAAACTTACGTCGGGAGGTGAAAGAGGGAAGGGATCTACGGGTCTTGAACCAAGACTCACGATCGAGCTTCACTTCAAGGGGACGAACCACCTTTCCGATCCACTCATTTACGTTATCTCTCTGGAGTCGGGCACTCGCAGAGGTAACAATACCGTAGAACTTCGCTCTTGGAGGCTTGTCGACAGTCACTTCGACATTCCTCCGAGTTCCTCTCTCTAGGGTTGGAGCGCCGCCAAAAACTGCGGCGTCCCTAAACCAACGCTTTCGGATAAGTTGCTTTCGTAGCCAACGAGAAAGGCAGCCCAGACTGCCGATCACGCCCCGAAGGGCAATCTCGTGTCTCAACCGTACAATGACCGTAAGGACATTGCGTTGGGAAAAGCCAACAAGGCTGCGAACTACTTCCGCAAGCATATCACCCGGTTCCTTCCGGGAAGGACGAAGAAAGCCCAGTGTCGCTTTGGCTATCATGACGCTAGCCGAGGCGTCGTAGGTTTGACTGTTCAAGTCAATCCACCGCTTACTGCGACCTGTCTTCTCTTCATTAACGGCAAGTCCGTACCTTGAGGTAACGGAGACCCACACCTGGTAGAAGTCTCCGGAACCACAAAAGGCACAATCATCACCGTTGAACCTTCCCAGACGGCTCCGATCACCCTCGTTTCTGATATTGCAGGCAATATCAAAGCAGCTCTTGTTAAGCAGGCACAAGATAACGAAACTGACAAGGTTTCCCATCATAGAGCCTCGCTTAATTGGATAATGAACAGTATCCAAGCTGCTTTTCTTGTAACGGAGATTCTCGAAACTCCCGAGCAACACACTCCTTTCGTCCACCGTAAGCCTAGGGTCCTTCGATATCTCGTCGACTATTACAGTCACGGCGGGAAGGTAAATTCTATTAGTAGCGTCGGAATAATCGCCACTAATGAAATCCTCACCTTCGCGCCGGTCGGCGACGATCTTCTCGAAATCTCCTTTAGTAACGTCCCCACGGACACACCACCCGAAGGAGGTAATGTG